CTGCAAACTCTGCAGTAGTCGTGTATACTAGACAGATTTAGGGATTTATAGTATACAGAAAAAGATTTATTATGGCTTAGTAAAGCCAAATACTTAGTGTTGGGTAAATAAAGTACTTGACATTTTAGCGAAAGTATGCTAATATAATAGCATGAAGATATTCCAATACGAAAAAAAGATTTGCAGAATTTGTAAGATGAGTCGCAAAGACCTAATGAAGAGCACCAAGTCAAGCAATCGTCAGTATTATATCTGCCGTGATTGCCAAAAAGAACGCATGAGAAGGTATGCCAGCACAGATAGCGGTAGGGACAAGATAAACACTGCTAAGCGAGATTCATATAGGAGATACCCAGAAAAAAATAGAGCTAGGGCCTCCGTTCATCACGCAATAAAAGTGGGCCTACTTGTCAAGCCACAATATTGTGAAGGATGTGGGTTACCAGCGCTATAGGAGTAGCATCACGAAGACTATTCTAAGCAGTTAGAGGTGCAGTGGCTGTGCCGTTCTTGTCATAGCACAAAGAAAGCTATTGACATTTAGGTTAATCTGTGGTATGATATATCTAAGTATGAGGGGATTTTACATACGGTGACCTCGAAAGAGGGGGAAAACCTAAGCACATGCCTACAAGCGCATAGAGGTTTTGGGGGTTTTTAAGTGCTAATCAGGGGGAACATGTCCTACACATTAAAGTGCGAATTGAAGAACATCAAGTCTGGCGTAGACAAGTATGAACAACCCATTGTTGATATTCATCTTCGTACTACCGATTTTACGGCCATGACGTTAGCGAAGTATATCGCTAAACAAGAACCAGTTAATATAAAGGTTGTCGAATGACAGAAGTATTAAGCGTAGCCGAGAACCGTAAAAGGAAGAAAGCCGCTCTTAAGCAGAAAGAGATTAGATTTATAGATGCCTATGTAGAAAACGGGGAGAACGCTACTCAGGCTGTTTTTGATGCCAAGATACCCGTTAAAACCATCGGTTCAGCCCGTGTTACTGGGAAGTATTACAAAGACAAGTTAATGCCCCAGATTATTGATAAGAAGATGGCCCTGATAGATAAGATGGACGCTAAGGGGTTAAACGACGATATGGTAGTCGAGCGACATAAGGCCATTATCGAGGATGGTTCCGACAAGGACGCTCTTACTGGGATTAAGATGTACTACGACAAAAAATACACCGACGATAAGGGTGGCAGTGGAGACAATGTTATAAACATTACATTTGGTTTTTAAGGGGGATACATTTAGTTGAATATTACGCACTCATACAAGCCGCACCCTGCTCAGCTACAGATACACCAGAGCAAAGCACGATTTAAGGTCTTAAATACTGGCCGTCGCTTTGGTAAATCACTTTACGTTATAAATGAGACCTTTAAGAAAGCCCTCGAAAAGAAGGGTAGATACTGGATTATCGCCCCTACATACAGGCAGGTTAAGTCTATTTACTGGAACTCCTTATTAAGAGACAACATTCCAGATGAAGTTATTAAGAAGAAGAACGAATCAGAACTTTACATTGAATTGAAGAACGGCTCATTTATTGAGTTTAAGGGGGCAGACGACCCAGATAAACTCCGTGGGGCTGGCCTAGACGGCTGTGCCTTAGACGAATATGCCTTTATGAAGCCAATAGTTTGGGAAGAGCACATCCAGCCGATGATTAGAGAATCAGGGGGGTGGGCAATCTTTATCAGTACCCCAGACGGCTTTAACCACTTCTTCGACCTGAAAGAATTTGCCGACAATCCCAAGAACAAGGACTGGGTTTACTTCCACTTTCAGTCTGGAGACAACCCATTTTTCCCTAAAGCAGAGATTGAAAAGGCTAGGATAGAGACCTCACCAGACAAGTTCGCCCAAGAATACCTAGGAGACTTTACCAAGAAATCTGGAATGGTCTTTGAAGAGTTTTCAACCAATATACACGTGTCGGGGGATGTCATCATCGACCAGGGGATGGTTCACTATCGCTCAATCGACTTTGGACAAGCCAATCCAACGGCAGTTTTGTGGATAGCCCTCTCAAAAGAAGGCTCAATCTACGTATACGACGAGATTTACCAGAAAAGTTTACTTACTTCCGAGCTAGCACACCTCATTAAAGCGAAATCGCCCTATTATGTGACGATGACCTATGGAGATTCGGCGGCGGCTCAGTCCATTAAAGACTTAACCGAGCACGGAATCTACGTTATGCCAGTTAAAAAGACGGCCCACTCCTCAAAAGAGGACTATATGAAGGGTGGAATTGAAAAGATTAAGGAGTTCTTGAAGGTTCAGCCAGGAACTGGCAAGCCACGACTCTTAATCGCCCCTCATTGTCAGAATTTAATCGATGAGTTGATGAACTATACCTGGGAAGAAGAAAAAGACGACAAGAACGCTCCAGAGCGCCCACAGAAGGTCAGAGACCACGCTGTCGACGCCTTAAGATATTTTATTTACTAATACACACGACCAGTAGCAAGAACTAAAACCGTCTACACGCCAGTAGACAGCTATACAGGATATTAGAAGGGAAAATATGGACAACGTACTAACAGAAATTATGCAGAAGTTTACGACTTCAGACAAGGGTAGAAAGATTTATGAGAATAAATGGGATACCCTTTATTCGATGTACCGATTTAAATTACAGAAGAGCCGACCAGGTCGGTCTAACTTCTATGTTCCTCACGCATTTTCAAACGTAGAGACAGTTTTCCCAAGAATGACCTCCAAACGACCACGAACTCTTGTTAAGCCACAGGGTCCATCTGACGTTGAGGCGGCTGGTGTTCTAAATAAACTTGTAGAATATGCCTGGGAAAGAGCCCACCTAGATGCGGTTGTTCGCAGATGGGTTAAGGGTTCATTAATTTATGGAACTGGTATCGTTAAGGTCTCTTGGCAGAAAAAGACCAAGAAAGAGACTAAGCGAAAGCCCGTAACCAAGGGTGGAAAAGTATCTTACGAAGAGTCAACCACTCCAGTAGTAAAATATGACGATATTAAAGTTGCGAATCTGGATATCAGGGATATTTATATTGACAACGACGCTGTTACCGTACAAGACGCTAAATATATAATCCACCGATACTGGTCTACCAGAGACGAAATTGAATCTAATCCAGCTTACGATAAGGGAGACTTAAAGAGCGTCCAATACGGTGCCTCTAATGACAAGATTGCTCGTGGCTTATCAGCAACCGAGAAAAAGAAGGCCGACGAATCTAGTTACGCCGAAGTCTTAGAATACTGGGAAGATGACCGACTAGCCGTAGTGGCTGGTGGTGTTGTAGTTCAAGACGGACCAAACCCATACGACTGTAAGAAGAAGCCGTTCGTAGCGATGGTTGACCAGATTGACGACCAGGTTCTATATGGAATCGGCGAAGTTGAGCCTATCGAAGGCATCCAGAGAGAGTTAAACACCCTCAGAAACCAGAGAATGGACTTCAACAACCTAACCCTCAACCCTACTTTTAAGGTAATGCCGAATGCCGTAACCGACGAAGATTCTATTATGTTCGCACCTGGCCATAAGATTTTTATGAACACCAACGACCCAGGAGCAATTACGGCCATCGAGATGCCACAACTTCCATTCACCTCGTACAAAGAAGAAGAGGCTATCAGAATGGACCTCCAGACGATTACGGGTGTCTCCGACTATGCTCGTGGCTCTGACGCTACTAGGATGAACGAGACTGCTACTGGAATCTCCTTGATTCAGGAAGCCGCTAACGAACGATTCAACGCTAAGGTTAGAAATATGGAACAAGCCATCGGAGAGATGGTTGAGTTAATGGTGGCCCTATACCAACAGTACATCACTAAAGAGAGAGTATTCAGGATTACAGAAGATGAGACCGATTACTTCGAGACTATAAAGCCAGAAGACATTAAGGGTCAGTTTGATATCTTTGTTGAGAAGGGTTCTTCCCTACCGTCCAATAAGATGCAGAAACGCTCAGAAGAGATGAATAAATATAACGTATTATCAGCCTCACCGCTCGTTCAGCAATCACCAGAGTTAATGGCTATCCTTACTAAGTCGCTGATAAATGCCTGGGAAGACCCAGAAAAAGATGAGTTGTTACAAGCTATCCAGAGTGCCGTAG